TTAGGGGTTTTTGAAGTTCTGTAAAGCCTCCGATCAGGGCACCGTCCAGAAAAATCTGAGGAACAGTCCGAGCAGTAGGTACTGCTTCCAGCAATTGCTCTTTAGTCCATCATGGCTAGTTCATGTTTACGGTCATTCTGTTTGTCGAAGAACTTTAGAACTTCTGGGGCTAGTCTAAATAGTCCTCCGAACAAACTACCGATTACTCCACTACCGATAAACTCAAACATACTAGACCTTTATTGGATTGAACCAAATACAGTCAAGGCTTAGCTTGTAAAGCACTGCAGTAAGCATCTGAATAATACTCCACAAAGGCATCAGTAATCCTTTCCTGCGTTAGAGCAGATATGAGGTTGTTGTAGAGCAAGTTCTTGCTTAGAACGTAAAGCATCCATTCTTTGTGAATGCTCTAGCTTTTCTCGTTCGTTCTGTTCGTGTTTTAAGTGCAGTTCATCTAGTCTGAATTTAATCTCAGTGCTAGTAAGTTTGTGACGGTAATACCAGTTTACTAAGAAACCAGCGATACCAATCATAATACCTACAAGAACTGCGAACTCAGAACTAAAGAACCATCCGCTTAAAACCATACCAGAACCAGTGTATGTAGCTTTGCTACCAGCAGCAGCTAGGGCTGTATCTATTGTTGATTGTGTTTGCATGTTTATACTAAAGTAAAAGCAACAGGTACAGCCAGTTTAAGTTCTTCAGGGGTAACTGCACTGATTACTACAGGATCAGCAGTAGCATCCCGAAGTGCTTGCTTCTTAGTAGCAATTTCTGCTTGTTTAGCAGCATCCCCTGATTCCAAGGCTCTCATCATTTCAACATCTAGTCTAGCAAGCAATGGTTCACGTTCTGCGCGAATAATTTGCTTTTTAATTTCTATTGCTTTTTGCATATTAATTACAATCATGTTAGCTCCTTAATCTTGGTATTCCCATGCGTTTCTGAATGTACGGTCTGTTGGGATTTCCGATACATCTACAATCTTGTATTGAACACCAGTAGGTACGTCTTTAGCTGCAATTTCTTCAATACTAAGTCCACAGGCAAGGGCTGGATTGATAATAGCAATGCCACCATTGTCAATTGGGTAAATAATTCTTTGAGTCATAGTTTCTTTCTTAAGTAAATACTACAATAGAGTTCAACACACCATCTCTAACAACGTTTCCTACATCTCTAACAGTAAACCTGTAAGCTGAAGTAGTCTGAGAAATCGGAGTAATGATTCCTGCAGCAGATGTTGTCTCTCTAGCCCCGACTCCGGCCACAGCATACAATGCATGAGGCATTGCTGTAAAAAAGTTTACGGTATAATCCCCGGTACCATTATCTGTGATGCTTGACACATTGTCGCCGGTCCAGTTAGCTAAAGATACCGTACCATTAAAATTAACCCATGCTCTTGCTGCAAACATCGGTGGAGGAGTTGTAGCATTCATTGCAATTCTCAGCGTTGATGGGGTTATAGCTACTTGTTGCGCTGTACCGTAATACGCTTCTTGGCTTGTAGCAAGTTCAATAACGCCTGCATATGATTCAGTAGCTGCTTGCTTGATGTTATTGAACGCTCCAAGGGCTGTATTCGATCCAGTACCACCGCTTCCAACGGCAATAGCTGTACTGAATGTCTTAACACCAGCAATAGTTTGATCACCAGAAGTACTTACATCACCAGTGCCGTTTACTTGTTTGTAGTTAGTAGTATCTAAGCTAGGATCAGTAGTACCAGAACCATTAGCTGTAATTCTACGATAACCTAGTCCATTAATAGGACTCCAGACTACTGCACCGTTAGCATAGGTAGTACCAGATACCCATTTAGTAATGTTAGTAGCTGCTAGTACTGCGGCGTTAGCTGCCTGCACGTTATCTGCTCTAGTGTTCACCTCAGTACTCAAAGCATTTGCTTCTGATTGAAAGGTAGGTAATGCACCAAGGAACGCATCTGCTCGGTCATTAAAGTTTGTAGGGTCTTGCCTGCTCGGTACTGATGGTAAGGGGGTTATTTGTGCTGCCATGTTATCTCCTTTGTTTATTAAACTAATCCTTCTACCGAGATGTTACACAAGCTATGAGCAGGGTAAGCAATTTCGGTATCAAAGTCTTTGTAGTATCCCATTACTACTAGTGGTTCTTCAAACGTAAGATCAGTACTACCAATCCATAGCACAGGTGTAGCTCTAATGCTGTATAGCAATCGCTGTACTCTGTTCAGGTTATTGTTAGTAAGGAATACTTTAGCGTTCATGCGTTTACTGTAGTTACGTACTACTAGAGAAGTGTTACCGAACTCATCAGTTTCTTTTCTTGAGTAATCAATAATGCCAGTATTGACTCCGTATTGAGTCTGACCTATTTCCTTGATCTGTCCTGAGATAATACTACCTGCGCTGACAGTACCTGATCCTGTAATCTTAATAGTAATGATCCCATCAACTACTTGTGGAATATCTAGATACAAAGCCTGTGTCTTTTGAGTATCTTCATCAAAGAAGAAGTAACTATACCAGTCTACTGATTCAGTTCCTGATAGCTGAGTAGTTCTGTAATAAGCCACGTTACCTAGATACGTTTCTGAGTAACTATGATCAGCTACAGCACAAGCAACCTTGCTTGCTATAGCATTAAGCACTGCGATTGAATCAACTGAAGTACTGTCTAGAACAAAAGTAATATCTGAAGTACCTGAAGTAACAGAACTTACTACGTTGTCAAACATAGCAAACTGATTAGTAAGACCAGTTCATACCCAATTAGTAGGTGATTGCAACGGACCGTTAACTGCAGAAGAAGTGTGAGTAACTAAGCATCTGTATGTACCAGAGTTAGCTACTGTTACAGTATTACTTCCTGTATAGGTGCCGACAACTACATACGTACCTAGTGTGTAGTTAACACCAGCAGAACTCCATTCAGAGTAAGGATTAGTTACGTTTGTATAAAGCAAACCAGAACCAGTAACTACTTCTGCTGCTCTTGTTACAGTAGCAGTAGTCGTAGGGATGTAACTAGTCATCAGTTTCTTTTGCTCTGCCTGAGCACCGTACAGATTAATACCAGATGTGTTATCGCCAGCCCATGCAGTAAGCTGCGCATCTGATTGTTGAATATAAAGACCAGCAGACAGGGTGCCATTGATAGTTACTGCTTTAGTCACAGAGACTCTGAACCAACCGTTCTTTAGCTGCTCTACTACTGGTGATCCTGAAATACCAGAACTAGTTCCTACTGCGCCTGTGCTTAAGTTAAAGAAGCAATAAGCTGATTCACCAGAAGTACCGTCAAACTGAAGTCTTAGCCAATTATACCCGTTAGCCTTAGCAAACACTGATATAGTATAAAACTGACCAACAGTAGCAGATGCAGTAAACTGCTGCACAATACTGTGCTGACCTGAAGTAGTGCTTGGGACTAGCTTCTCGGCAGCTAAAGTGTTAGTAGGAGCAGTCTGAGTATTAGCAGTAGGGGTGTTTACGTTAGTTTTACTCCAACTTGCTTGTTCAAAAGCATTGCTTTGTAGTAGTAAGTTGGTACTTGTGTCTTCTACAATAAGTCCTACAAACTCTAGTGTAGTTGGGTGATAGCCGAATCTTAAAGCACCAGCAGAACTGGTCTGGAGATAACCGTTTGAATCATAATAAGTAGCAATACCTGTCCTAGTCACTGAACCTGTTGTAGTAATTGCATCAGGTTTTACTATCTGCATAATGCACCTTCCGTGTATGTTTGTTTTTCATAAAATCCTTTGTTAAGCAGGAGGGCAAGCCTCCTACTTGTTTAGCAATTAAGCAGCTACAGTAACACTCAGAGTCTCACCATCTTGGTTAGCTCGCTCTAGAATCTTACTTGTCTTAGTATTAGCAGAAACATCTGCTCTTACTTCAGCACGTAGACCTTGAATCTCTGCTACTAGGATAGCAATCAGGTCAGACTGCGAAGATGCACTTGCTGTAAGAGCAGTAGCACCGTTGACTGCCGTTGTACCTGATACATCTTGAGTAAGACCTGTACTGACGATACTAGGAGAAGTACCGTTAAGTACAGCACTAGTATTGCCCAGGCTTTCAGCAAGCCATGCTCTTGCATAAGCTACGTCAGAAGCATTGACAGCACTAGCTGTTACAGCTTGCTCAATAGCTTGTGAGTACTCTGGAAGTTTCTCAAGCGCGCTGATGTTGCCTGATTTAGCCTGAGCAGTAAGGATAGCAAACTCCGCAGACAGACCAGATACACCACCAGACAAGCTAATGTCACTGATGACTGCTCCACGTAGTCTGTTTACTTCTTCTAGTAAGCTGTCAGAGAGTTCTTTGAACTTGTTCTTCAGTTCCTCAACAGGTTCTGTCAGAGTAGTAAACGCATCTTGTAAACCAAGTAAACTAGCTAGCAACTGAGGATTACCTGCGTTAATAGCTGATTTAACTAGCTCCTTGAAGGCATCTCTGCTAGAAGGAAGTGCAAGACCTAGAGCATCGAATGCTTCAGTTGTGTTCTTTGCTAGGTTTACAGTCTTCTCTTCTTCCGTGTAGAACGTATCGTAGAACTTACTTAGCGATGAACCAAGTTTGTCAACTCCACCAAACACAGTTGCAAAGTTATTTGCTGTTTTATAGCTCAGTTCATCTACGTTAACCCCTATGCTGTCAAACACCGAGCGTACCGTAGTGAAAGTATTTATTAACCTCACTGCAGTATTAGAAAGCTTCTCACCTTCTTTTTGGTAGTCTTTAAGTTTACCGAAAGAACTATCTAAAGAACCAAGAATAGTTTCATATCTAGAAGCAATAAAGTCCTCAATAGTACCAGATTCTACACTCCATGACTTCTGATACCAACCTGACATATTCTCAGCAATTTTCTTTATCTGAGATTCATTTAAAGTTTCTGCTATCGCATTATCCAATGAAAGAATAACAGCTAGTGCTGCGTTTTGAGCCTGTGTTGAAATACCTTCAGTCTCACCGTACTCGGATACTAGCTTGCCGTTCTTCATGATAGAAGCACTACCATTAACGAAGCCTACAGTACCTAGCCTACTTTGTGTAGAAGTAGAATAACTTTGAGCAGTACCAGTAGCTTGCTGAACTAAGAAAGCATCTGGATCACCTGACCAGCGATCTAGGATACCTAACTGATCAAGGGCTACTACAGCAGCTAGAGCGTAGGGAGCATACGCACCAATACTTGCACCAAAGCTGCTAGCACTAGTTGCTGCTGCACTGCCTGACCAATAACCAGCATTAGCTAAGCTGGTTGTCATCGCTGCAGAACTTCCACCTAAACCCAGAGTAGACATTGCAGAAGCACCAAATGCTGTCCCGAATGCACTACCAATTCCGGCTAGACCTGACAGGTTAGAAGCTAAGGAAAGTGCGCCACTAGTACCACCAGACGATAAGCCTAGGGCACCTGACACTTGACCTAGTAACGTGTTTACTACTGCGTTTACCACCAGAGTAATAGGCTCCATTAGTTCAGCCTTGATAAGATCACGAAGTTTCTTACCAGCTTGGGCACCTCTGTTAGTCAAAGCCAGGAACATTACGTCGCCTAGTTCTTTTTGGATTGCTTCAAACTGCTTTTGGTAATCTTCTGCAATCTTCAGGTTAGCGTCTTTTGCAATTAGTACACGTTGACGCTCGTACTCTTTTGTTAAGTTAAGCTTTGAAGTCTCTAGAGTCTCACCAGTCAGACCACTATCAGTTAGTGCCTTTAATTCTTTTTCGTACTTAACCTGTGCTTTTAACAAAGCAACAGACTTCTCGTTTTCAATAGTAAGCAAGCGTTGTTCTTCTGCAGTCTTACCTAGAAGACTTGCTCTAAATTCAAGCTGTGCAGATGACTCGGTGTTCAAGTCCTTGTATTCTTTCATTACACCAAGGTGAGCCTGCATTGCTTTGTCATAGTCTTCAAAGTCTTTTACTAGTGCTTTAAACCTAGGCTGCTGTTCTTCAAGTTTACCAAGAGCTTCTGCAATCTGTTCTGGTGATTTAGTACCCTCTTTACCGAGGAGCTTAAGAGCAGCAACCTGTTCATTATAGGACTTTGTTACACCATCAGAGATACCAACAATATCTTCGTAGACGTTTACAGCTTTCTTAATTTCGTCTTGGTGTTTATTTGCTGCAGTAGTAGCTTCAGAGCTGTTCTTCTTATTTTCTTTAGCAACGTCATCGTTAATTTTTGCAAGTTTCACACTGCTTGCAATCATTCCTGCAACATAGGCTTCTTGACTAATTTCTGATTTCTGGAACTGACTCTTGATTTTCTCTTGCTGATTAATTGCAGCAGTACGTTCAAATTCAAGTTTATTAATACCTGTCAGATACTGTGATGTAGTCTTAAACGCAGACTCCATTACTTTTGCACTTTCTGTATTAAGAACTAAAGACTGCTCTTCATTCAGACGCTTTTTCTCCAAGATCATGTATTGATCAGTTAAAACCTTTCGCTGATCTTCTAACTGTTTTCTATGATCATCGGAAAGAAACCCTCCCCGCAGTCTCATGTTAATCTTGTCAATTTGATCTGTCAACTGCACACCTGGAGCAGCTTTAATCCAAAGTGATTTAACGTTATCCCAGAACTTTCCAAGACCTTCGCCAATTCCAATCATTAGCTGGGCAAACTCAGTATATTCCTGTTTAGCTCTCTGTACCTGTGCTACAGTAACATCACCATAAGATTTCATGGCAATCGCTGCAGCCTCTGCGGTTCTACCTTGTTCTGCAAGTGAAATCACAGTAGCTATTGTAGCTGAGTCAACTAGTCCGGTCTGTTTAGCAATTTCTATCAACGCATCAACAGGTTCACCTTTTAGTTTATAGAACTGCTTTACGGTATCTTCTACAGAAACTCCAAGCCACTTCTGCATATCTACTGCTGACTTTGTTACCAATTCAATCTCTCTAGAAGCAAAACCACCTTGCTTTGCCATTGCTGTCATTACAGTCATTGCTTTTGAACTAGACACACCGGCTTGCTCCATTGATTGAGCCATGCGTATTGCTGAGTCAGTCGTTAGGCCAAGTGATCCACCAGTCAGTATTAGACTAGTAGTAAGAGATTTCATTTGCTTTTCTACAGAAAAGAAGGCTGCTAGCGCAATACCTGCAAAAACAGTAACACTGGCTGCTGCCGCTCCGATCAGCATTGGTATCTTTGAGAAAGCACTAACAAGGAATGATGCAAGCTTGTTACCACTATCTGCAGATATTGCAACTGCTAGGCTATGTGCCTGAATAGTCTTATTAGCAAATACCATCTTCGTAGCAAAGTCAGTTACAGCCTTACCACCTGCAATGAAAGGAGTAATCAGAAGACTTCCCATCGCAACAGCTACATCCTTGAGGCTTCCTACCATCTGAACTGCAGCAGTAGACAGAGCCTTACCCATATCTGAACTTGCAACACCAGCAAGAGCAATCTGATCTCGAATCTGACCACCTTGCTGTAGAGCTACTGTTAGCAGTGATTGACCAGTAGCAAGACCAACGAAGATGTCAGTGATCTGCGGGCCTAGTGCTCTAGATAAGTGATCTAGACGTTTATTAGTAGTTTCAGCTTCCTGCGTTAGTTTAGTAAACGGACTGTGACCTTGACGTTCAACTAGCCCTGCTCTGAATGCTGTCATTCTACGACTAACTTCTTCAGCAGATTTACCTAGTGCTTCTAAGTCTTTCTGGTACTTGAACAATGCGTTAGCACTAGCAGTACTCAAACCAGCAGCTAGTTCTTTGTTAACAAAAGCTAGCTTCTGTTCTCTCAGGATAAGATCATCTTCAGCAGCAGTTAACTGTCTAGCAGCTAGCTCTTGTTTCTTGTAGAACTCAGCCATCTGTTGAAGTTCTGGAGACTTCTGACCTACCTGACCAGCTACTTCCCTGATCATTGCATCAGAGATTGCTTTGTTAGATGCTAAGAGCCTCTCTTGTTGCTTCAGAGCATCATTACGATCTTTTTCTGCTTGAGTAAGTTTGTTAACAGAAGCTACAATCTCAAGGTACTTGTTCTGTGACTCAGCAAGTAACTGATTGTACTTATTAAGACCTTCACCTGACTTAGGGTCAAAACCCATTCCTTCAACTTTACCAGCAGCTTCTGCGGCTAGTTTACTGTACTCACCAAGTTGCTTAGATGTAAGCATGATGCCTTGAGCAGCCAGGTTTGCACGTTGTTGCAGTTTCTCAAACTCTTGAGTAATACTGCGAACACCACCTAAACTTGCGTCGAATGGGTCTTTATTTAAGGTCTTAATCTTCTCAAGCAATGCAATCACAGGTTGTAGTTCTGAACCGAATACACCCAAATTACGGGCTTGGTTAAGAATACTGGATTCACCTTTAGTAAATCCAGATGCCATGTCCGTGTAGTTATTGCTAAGCTTCTCAATAAGCTTTGCAAGCGGATCAACCTTTTCTTTAACTTGACCAGTGGTGTCAGCTAGTGCTTTCGTAGCTACTCTAGCCTTCTCTGCAGCTAGTTCTGACTTAGCAATAACCTCGTTAGTCTTTGCTGAACTCCTTGACATATCTTGGAGAGGCTTATTTAATGCAGCTACAGCATCACCTAGTTTTGCAATCTTAATTCTTGCTTCGTCTAACTGCGTAGAATCTACGGAAAAGACTAATTTTTGTAAATCCACGATTACCTCTCTTGGATACTTTTATCCAGATAAAATTTAATAGCCATCTGGTGAGCAACCAATAAGCCTAACTTTTCGCAACAAAATTGTTTACTTACTCTTCTTCTGTTGATTGTCTTTTGAGCTAGTGCATAAGTTTTACCTGCAGACAAAACAAAAGAAATACCTTTATAACCAGATAGGTTATTTGCTCTCGTATTATCTTCTATCATTCTAGTGGTATTTTCAACAGAAAAATCAAGCACTCCAGACACCTTTCCAGTTTCAAGTCTTGCTTTATATTCCAAGCATAATACCTTAGCCAAGTCCTCTCCAAACTTCATAACAGAGAAGTTCTTGACAACCCTTCCTTTTCTGTAAACCCAATAAGTAGATTTTCCATCAGAGCATCTACTTACGTTTAAGTAACCACTCTTGTTCGAGGATGACAGATCGCAATCAATAAGATCAATAATATCTTCGTGAGAATATCCCGAAAGAATACTAGGAATCGTAAAGTCACCCTTGTGTCTTTCTGTAATACTTAAGTCACGAATCATGAAGTTTCTGTAATAACAAGCCAGGGCAAACGCAAGTTCTTCTCCGTGTTTTCTTATGGAGATACTTTTACTGAAGCCATTCAATTGGTCATCTCTCCATGTTGCAACATAGAATCCTTCTTTTGAATAGTTAACTCCGACTACACCTGTCTTATTATCTTTTCTTTTACTATTGTTCCTACTATTTTCTTCTTGGTATATTTTTCTAAGGTTTGAAATCTTATTATTTTTCCTATTTCCGTCTATGTGGTCAATAATCATTTCACCTGGGTCTTCACCATTAACTAATAACCACACAACTCTGTGATTCATAACCTGTCCACTATATTTTCCGTTACTTACTGTAAAATAACCATTACAATTAGTAGTCCCTGCAGATTGACCAGCATCTCTTCTTTTAGAACCACTCTGTGTATTCCACTGTTTGTATATTAACCCAGTTTCACTAGTTTCAGAATACTCATAACGGGTAGATAAGAACTCTTGGTCTAACTTCTTATTTCTAATATCCTTAGTGTGCTTATTACATACAGGTTTCAACTCGTTAATAAGTAGCAGTTCAATATCCAATGCTGTATTTTTATCTAAATCTTCGTAATATTTTTCAGCAAAGATAAAGCAAAGCAAGTTCTTACACAACATGGCTGGATTCGTGAGGCAGTAATGGCTGAAGCCGCTGATCTCACCAACTTTCAACCAAAGTGAACTAGAGCAAGCACTAGCTTACGTTAAGCAAGAGTTTACACTAGGGTCAGGTACTGATTCAGTAAGAGCACAACTTGAGTCCGTGTATAAACAAACAGGTATAATGCCTGTTGAGTTAGAGAAACTAGTAAGTCTTCCACCAATGCTAAAGTACATTTGGAGAGACTTTCTTATTCTTAACTCAGCTAGGACTAGTAACGGATTCAGTGCTAACTGCATACCTTATACTGAAATCAAAGCTTATTATGATTTAATTAATGTAGTACCTGAGCCTTGGGAAGTAGAAGTACTAAGGCACATGGATAACTTAGTTATGCAAATCATGAGCGATAAGCAAAGACAAGAACAGTCTAAAGCAAATAAAAAGAAGTAAACCTTGTATAACCATTAGCCCTCTTAATCGAGGGCTTTTGTGTTTGTGTGCTTGTAGTTAAGCAAGTAAACATAAAAGAATATAAAGATCAGGCTAGGCCCGCGAACCGAAAAGGAGATTCCTCGACTCCCTGCCTTGATTTCTCCGCGAGGTGTTTTGAGGGAACTATAAAATGAATGAGAACAGGTTTTACGTGTACGTTCACAAGATTAAAGAAACTGGTGAAGTATTC